GAGTGGTACATGGAGCATTTCCACCCCTATTTTGAGTCACTAACCCTGAAAGGTAAGACATGAAACTCAAGAACATTTTCTTCTATCAAGCTGTAAAAATCGGCTCACAGATGATTAACTCAGCTCACAGTGAGCACTACGATCTCGCCTTCGAGGGTAGCCTGGCGTTCGTGTACTGCCCTAAGCAGAAAGTATGTATTGCAGTACCGACAACCAACATCCCTCAGATGACGCCCTTCTCTTACTCGCCTGAGATTACGTCACCCGAAGTAGAGAAGAAGGTTTACTCTAACCTCGAAAAAGCCCGCGCAGCTAAGTTAGAGAAGAGACAAGAGGTATGATTAGAGTTTACCAGGCCTACAGACCCCCCAAAGACCCCCCCTCTTTTTCGCACACAGAATTAGAGGGCATTCTTAGAAGCATTTACCAAAACGACCTTTACCCGCTGAGGATCAAAAATAGATCCCTACATTTTATGAGATATTATTCTCCCTCGGAGCGAGATCAGCATTGGAAATTGGAAGTGGAAAGTTTTATCGCTCAAGTGAACGATCAATTTTCAACCATTTCAAAATGAAAGTTTGCCTAGGCGTAAGGTGGTTTTCAGTTTCCCAGGAATTTTTTTTCAAAATTTACCTAGGCTCAAAAGTATGTAATTTTGCCCTGTCTACACTTTTGACAGTGACCATCACATAACAGACAGTGTCGAATCTTTAGACACCAAATTGTGTGTCAACACATTTACCAGTGACTACACAAAATTACACAGTGATAAACCCTTAGACACCACAACCGCCCAAAGATTAAACACTGTAAAGCTTCCAAACGCCTTATATCAGGCACAAAAAAGCATCACCCTCAATAAGGCCTCTAAGAGACCCGCTAATCAATTTTAGTTATTGTTACCCAATACCACCTTTCCTCCTATCGTCGGCGTTCAATTTAAGCTTCTTAGAAGCCTACCAGCTGACCAGCGTTCCCAATAGCTTACCCCGCAAAACAATCAACTTAGCACATTGCGGTAAAAAAAAAGAGCCCGAAGGCTCAAAGTCGAAAAGTGTCAAAATTTACCAAGAGGAACTGTAAAAATAACTCGCATTTTCGTCTAAATAGCTCAACGCCTCAATAGTGTACTTGATATTATTCCAATAATAATCATCGATTTCTGTCGAACCAAAGAAAAACCCTTCAACTGGTTCAAGTAAATCAGCGTTTTTAGTTTCAAGTGCATTAATACATGTTTCCCTTAATTCTACTAATTGTTCAAATGAAACATAATATTCCGCACAATTATCAACATCGTCTTGTACATTTTGCACAAACCAATTGTGTATCGCGTTTGCTTTTCTCCAATATGCGACTTCTTCAATAATAGATGTAACATTTTTGAAGTTAATTTTTACAGGTTTACCCCTTGATTCTAGTTCGATTTTACCTTTGACCTCGTTATGTTCAAAATTAGCGCCAACATATACACGTTTTTTTAGATACATATCTAAACCCATCACATCACCTCATAAAAATAAAATTAAGAAACATTGTTTTTACGCCGCATTGGCCGTCAGATAGTGAATTGCCGCCTTACGATCACAAATGATCTTGTCCGCGAGAGCGAGCATCACAGGAAGTAAACCGATAAGATAAAACCACAACATAACCTTCTCCTTTGTCCGACAGTGGACAAAACACACTGAGCAACTCTCATGCCAATTAAAAAGCCCTGAGATCTTAAAGCCCAGAGCCTCATAAGGAGTGTTTATTGATTGGACAGTGTTAAAAACGAGCTGGCACAATGATTCCAGTCACGCAGCTCTCTCTCACACTGATCAACATTGGCCTATTTACGTTGCCGATGTGTAACGTCACCGTTCTAGTCTTTTCAGTGCACGATGTTTTAATCGCTTGCAATATCGCGATTAGATTGTCCAGATCATAAGATACATTGAGAATGTTTTGTTGATCTTTGGCGACATCAAAATTAGTGCCAATTGGTGGATATTTATCGGTTGCGACTGGCAACATATTACAATCAACATAGATGAGTGGTAACATCTTTGTTTTAACTTTATCTTGCTTGTTGCTCAGCTCGAATTTTTTTCGTTCAATCTCAGCCTTATCAGCAACAAAATCAGTTTTGACTGCGAGCTCTGTGCCACTAACAGGCACGCGCAAAGCGACATAACCGTTACTTGAGTACGCGACATTACCATCAACGTGTATCCGGTTAACATAATAACGAGTATCTGTTTTATCAGTAAGCGATATCAAAGCTTTCAAATGACAGTTTTGAATTTTCATGTGAGTGTCTCCTTTTGTTTTAACAGTGTTGTTCAATTGTGTCTTCGTCCGATTGCTCAGGTTCATCGTGGTAGGTGCCGTCGGAGTGTTCGTAAATTTTACCATCAGTCAGTAATTGATCGATGAAACACAAAACTTCCTCACGATAGGCGATAGGATCGACCTTTTTTAGCACCGAGCTAGGTAGGTAGGTCAAACGACCAAACTCAATGTCTGGGTTACAATCATTAAAAAGGTCATCAAAACGCGAACACAATTCTGTATAGTTTATCTCTGTCATGGTGCAATCTCCTCTGTCCCAACATGGGACAATTATTGTTGAGCAATTAGCGCGCCAATTTGATTTCTGTTTGTTGAGTGGAGATCTCGTAGCCGAGTGCTGTGATTAAACTCAGCGATTCGAGAGTCAGGGTTTTGGTTCCGGCTAACCGCGCAAACAATTTAGCTTGCTCACACACTGGGTAAACAACTTCGTTGCCGTAAACATTTTTGATGATAACTGTGATTTTCATGGGTGACTCCTTAGTCGGTGCATCCGACATTCACCCCCTAGCTAGATTCGTGCCAATCAATTAAGCTAAGAGTGTCGGGATGAAGTGATCGTCAACCCCTGCCTGAAGGTTAGACAGTGGCCAAGAAATTATCGACAATTAAAAAAAAGCCCGGACGAAAACCTAGACCAATAAATGCACAAAAAGCATATGAGGCGGCCAAGAATGGCGCTGATATGGCAGAAATTGCTACGACACAGGATAGAGCCCCAGATGCCAATCATTTTGCAAAGTTAACTCGGAAAAATGAAGAATTGCGCCTAGCAATAAAAGAAGGCAGAGAAGAGATAAAGAAAACACATGAGGTTAGGGCGATCCCAGCAGCGACTCAGGCGCTATTAAATATGCTCAATGACCCAAGTCATCCCGGGCATACGGCGAGTGTGCTGTTTGTCCACAAGGCTATGCTGGGATACCGGGAAGGTGTGAAGCATGAAGTGTCGGGTGAGGTGAGTCACGTGCATAGCCTGAGTGCAGAGGACAGAGCGAAGCGGATAAGCGAGCTCAAGAGAGAACTAGAGAGTGCTGTGGACGTTGAATTGATTGAGGGGAAGGCTGATGACACCTCAGGAACGTGAGAAAAAGGAAAAGGAGCTTCTCACACTCTTAGAGATAGAGGCTAAGGAGCGGAAGAAACTCGCCTTCAGGCCACAGCTTTTCTCTCAGCAGGTCAAGTTTATTCAAGATCCAAGGAAGCTAAAAGCTGCACTGTGCTCTAGACGTGCTGGCAAGAGCCATATGGCAGGGTGCTACGTCATTGCGGAAGCCCTAAAGCATCCTAAGTCCACAGTGCCATACGTCGCTCTGACCCGTGGTCACGCTAAAAGAATCATGTGGAAGACACTCCTAGACCTGACACGCCCCTACAACCCACAGGTAAACCTCACTGAACTCAGGATAACCTTGTCTAATGGGTCAGATATCGTGCTGGCAGGCGCCAATGACGAGGCCACAGCTGAAGTGTTTCGTGGGCAGAAGTTTCCGTTGGTTGTTCTCGATGAGTGTGCATCCTTCAGAGGTCACTTTAGGGAGATGGTTGAAGAGGTCATCGAGCCCGCTCTCATTGATATGAACGGTACTCTCGCGATGATCGGTACACCTTCGGCGGCCTGCAGAGGTTTGTTCTTCGATGCAACAACTCAACCAACGTCGCCTTATTCACTTCACAGATGGACAATCCTCGACAATCCGTTTATTCCGCACGCCAAAGAGTGGCTCGCTGAGCGTATGGCAGAGCGTAAGTGGACACAGGACACACCAGCCTACAGGCGCGAATGGCTTGGTGAGTGGGTCGCTTCCACAGATAGTCAGGTCTACGCATTCTCCAGAGACAAGAACATTGCCAAGGGAATCCCAAATAAACTCGACTACGTTCTTGGGATTGACCTTGGCTATGATGACGAGACCGCTTTTGTGATCATTGGCTACCGCTCTGATCTGACTCAAATGTACATGGTGGAGTCTTACGCTAAGTCTGAAATGACGATCACGGATATCGTGAGAAAGATAGACGAGCTCACATCACGCTACGGCACATTTACACGGATTGTGGCTGATACTGGCGGCTTAGGTAAACAAATAGCCGCTGAGATCCGGAAACGCTATGGCGTAGCCGTATTCCCAGCTGAAAAGACACAAAAGGCTGAGTTTATCCAACTCCTTAATGACGATCTTAGATCAGGCAAGATCTTAATCTCACCGATTGAGATTAACTTCATCGAAGAGATCACAGCGCTGCAATGGGACGAGGAGAAGGAAGGCAGGTTCATCGAAGATCCTCGCTTTGCGAACCACCGCTGTGACGCCTTCCTCTATGCCTGGAGAGAATCCTGTCACTACCTAGCTAAACCTCCAGACCCTATTCCACCAGCACACTCTGAAGCTTGGTACAAGCGAGAGGAAGATGCCTTCCTAAAACAAGTGGAACGTCAATTTGAGGATGAAACCAAACAAGAGGAGTTTCTGATATGATTAGCCCCAAAGATCTCGATGAATTGTTAGTTGTGCTCCGTAAACACGGAGTTGAGGTGTTCAAGGATGACTCCCTCACGTTGCAGCTTAGTCAGTTCGTTCCTGTTTTGGAACAACCTCCGACGCAGCTGCCAGACATCAACCCCTATGTCTCACTTCGAGATCTTGACCAAGCATACGGCATTCCTGAGATCAACAAGGAGATTGAGTGATGGATCTGTTAAAAGGGAAACAATGGTTCGACCCAGAGCTGAGCGAGTCACAGCGCGCCCAGTACCTTTTTGGTCTTATGAAGACCCTGGACAGCAATCAGATGGGAGTTCAGCAGAACAACCTGAGATGTCTAAGGCTGTATAACAACCAAGAGATTACAGGTCTGAGTATTGCTAACTACGTCCTGTCATCCACACCAGGCAACATCGGTGTCGCTCGTCAGAACCGCCTGACACTCAACGTCATTAAGTCTGCAATTGATACACTTATCAGCAAGATGGCTAAGGACAGGATTGCACCAACCTTCCTGACCTCGAGAGCACCTTGGTCAAAGCAACGCCAGGCCGAGAAGCTGACGAAGTGGATGAAAGGCGCGTTTTATGGTGCTCGCGTACACGAGACGGCACCACTTGCCCTAAGAGACGCAGCAATCTTCGGCACAGGCTTTATAAAGGTCTACTCTGACAACGGTACAATTCATGCGGAGCGCGTGTTTCCTGATGAAATGCTCGTAGACCTTAATGATGCCTACTACGGCAAGCCTGAGTGTATGTATCAGCGTCGTTTCGTCAGCCGCTCAGCTATGCTCAAGCGCTTTGCGGATGATGCTGACAAAATCACCATCATTAACCGCTCAAAGACTATCCAAGGACACTCTAGCTTCTCACCCTCAGAGGTCATCCAAGTCGTAGAAGGCTGGAGACTGCCTGACAGTGACGGAAACTATGGTCAGCACATCATCGCCACCGATGCTGGGTGCCTTGTGTGTGAACCCTACGAGCGTAAGCGCTTCCCGTTTGCCATGATCCGTTACACTGTACAGCCTGTGGGCTACTACGGTTCTGGCGTGACAGAGGACTTGCTTGGTATCCAAATTGAGATCAACCGACTCGCTATGCACATGCAGCAAAGCATGCGGCTACTGTCGAATCCTCGCGTGTTCATTGAGGAAGGCTCTTCAGTTAACATCAACCAACTCACAAACGAGATCGGCGGGATTGTTAAGTATCGCGGGACAGCCCCAGTCATCCAGACAGCACAGACAGTAGCGCCAGAGCTCTTTAATCAGCTCAACATGCTCTACAACCGTGCTTACGAGATTGTGGGAATCAGCCAGCTTGCTGCTGCGAGCAAGAACCCACTTGGTGCGAACGCTTCTGGCCGAGCCCTGCGTGAGATGACAGACATTCAGTCTGATCGCTTTGCCCTCACAAGCTACCAGTATCAGCAGTTTCATCTTGATCTAGCTCAATTGTTCATCGACGAGGCCAAGATGCTCGCTTCTGAGGGTCAGCCTGTCCCTTCTCGCTCGTTCGACCGTAAGAATGGTCTTGAGAGCATCGACTGGTCAGAAATTGATCTCAAAGATGACGAGTACATTGTGCAGTGTTTCCCTGCTTCAGCACTTCCAGACCAGCCAGGTGCTCGCATTGAGTCTATCCGTGAGCTTATGCAGATGGGCATGATCGATCCTGAAACTGCACAGGAGCTCCTGGACTTCCCAGACCTGGACAAGAACACAGCGCTGTCTGTCGCTCCTATGCGTATCGCTCAGCGCATGATTGAGAAGATGCTCGAAGAAGGTGTCTATATCCCACCAGAGCCTTACTTGCCTGTCGATAAGATGCAGGCGCTCGCACAGCGGTACTACTGTGACGCGCTTGTGAGGGGCATGGAAGAGGACAAGCTAGACCTGCTAAGGCAGTTCATTGATGGGTGTGCGCTTATGATTAAGCAAATGACTCAGCCTCAAATGCCACAGGCTCCGGCTCAACAATTGCTCCAATCTCAACTCGCAGCAACACCACAGCAACAATCGGCTCCGGCAGGGGCTCTCCCGCCAACATTGTAAGAGGTCAACATGATCAACGTCACAGGTGAAGTTAACGGCTCAGCGCTCACTCCGGCAGATGCAAAACCAGTCATCGAGGGGCAAAGTAAACCAGCGGAAGCGCCAGTTGAGACGCAAGACCCAGAACAAGAGAAGTTTGATGACAAGTTTCTCAAGCTCACGCGCAAAGAGCGACAGCTTCAGCAAGCTCAGCAAGAGTTGAAAGCGAAGATGGCTGAGATCGAGAAGATGAAGGCTGAATATGACAGCTTTCTCTCTCGTAAGTCTAAGCTTAAAGAAAACCCATTCGACGCTCTAGAGCTTCTGGGTGTGACCTACGATGACCTGACACAGGCGATGCTCACTTACGATCAGCCGGTGGACAAGCTCACAGAAATTGAGCGTAAGCTACAGATGCTCGAAGAGCGCGAGGAAAAGGACAAGCAAGCTAGGAAGTTGTCCGAGGAAAAGGCCATCGAGGAGCAGCGTCAAAAGGTAGTTGAGACATATCAGAGCGATCTTGCAAAATTCATAGAGTCAAGCGAATATGAACTTGTCAAGGCAAACGAGGCACAGGAGACGGTGTTCGAGGTGATCCAACATGATTACCAAGAACAGGTCAAAGCAGGCGCTCAAAAGCCAACTCTCATGGAATTTGAAGAGGCTTGTAGGCGTGTCGAAGAGTACCTTGAGTCACAGCTAGACAAATTCCTACAGCTCGATAAGGTACGAAACCGAATCGAGCCCAAGGATGAAATTAAGTCATCTTCCCAGGCACCCGTCAGCCAGCCAAAGCCGTCACAGTCAATGACTCTGACGAACGCAATGAAAGCAGCCACAGAACCGACTTCTCAATCAGCCCGAAGGCCATCGGAGCAGGAGTTGTTTCAACGTGCTGCAAGTATGATTAAATTCAATTAACTTTTAGGAGTATTCATCATGGCATTGGACTTAGTTTCTTTTAGCGCTGCTCTAAAACAGCACTACCCTGACTGGAAGATCGAGAACCTCGTTTATCAAAGCAACCCGTTCATGGCTCTCGTGCCTAAGTACGAGCAGTTCGGCGGTGAAGTGCTTAAAATGCCCTTGATCTACGGTAACCCTCAAAACCGTTCAGCTACTTTTTCCACAGCAAACAGCGGAACAAGCAACTCTAGCCTCAAAGCTTTCTTGCTGACCCGTTCAGCAGACTACTCGATTGCTGAGATTAGCAACGAGGTGATCCTGGCTTCGGAAGGCGACGCTAACGCATTCCTTCGCGCTGCTACTGTTGAAATTGACGGTGCGCTGCACGCTCTCGGTCGTTCTGTTGCGACTAAACTCTTCCGCTCGGGCTCAGGCTCTATCGGTAAAGTTTCTTCCTATACAGCTGCGACAAAGACTATCGTTCTGACTGTCGCTGAAGACATCGTTAACTTTGAAGTTGGCATGACTCTCCAGGGATCGTTGACTGATGGCGGTGGTGCTGGCGTTAAGGCTGGTACATGTAAGGTTGTGACTGTTGACCGTATCGCGGGATCGCTCACAATCGACGTAGACATTACTGGTGGATGGGCAGCCGCTGACTTTGTGTTTGTTGCTGGTGACTACGACCTCGCTCTCAAAGGTATGGACGCATGGCTGCCTTACGACAACCGCGCTACTAAGCTTGCAGCTTCCTACTTCGGTGTGACCCGTTCGGCTGACGCTACACGTTTAGGCGGTCTGGTGTACGACGGTGCTGCACTTCCAATCGAAGAGGCGCTTATCAACGCTCTCGCTCTGGTTGGTCGTGAAGGCGGAAACCCAGACCATGTGTTCATGAACTTTGCTGACTGGAGCAACCTCGTGAAAGCTCTCGGTTCCAAGGTTATGTACATTGACGTTAAGGCTGGATACGAGGGAGCTCTTGGCTTCACTGGTATCGTCGTTAACGGCCCACGCGGTGCTGTTAAGGTTCTTCCTGACGTTAACTGTCCGAAGGGTGACGCATTTATCGTTCAGTTAAACACATGGCAGCTTGCTTCTTTGAAGAAAGCAGTCAACTTGTTCGACACTGACGGCCTGCGCATGCTCCGTTCTAGCTCGGCAGACAGCCTGCAAATCCGTTGCTTCAGCTATGCTCAGCTCGGATGCTCGGCTCCTGGCTACAACATGCACTTGCGTCTCGCCTAATTCACTGGGGGGCTTGTGCCCCCCTTCTAAGGAGTAAACAATGGCAAACAGAACCTATAACCAGGCTCAGTACACTGCCGAACGTGCTCCTGTGACCCTTTACGCGACTATTGCTGTTGGCGCTGCCGGAGCTGTGTCTGCTAAGAAGGGCTATGGGATTAAGTCGGTGACTAAAGAAGCTACAGCTGGCCAGTACACTATCGTTCTTGAAGACAAGTTCTCTCGCTGTCTCGAAGTGTCTGCTCAAGTTGTTCACAGCGCTATCTCTGCCGTAGCTGCTATCCAGGTGCTCAACACACCAGCACAGCTCCAGACTGCTATTACAGCAGGCACGGGCTTTGTTGTTCAGTTGATCGACAAGACTGGTGCAGCGGTTAACGCAGAATCAGGCGCTCAAGTGTTCCTGCAAGTTGTCGCAGCTAACAGCTCTGTCGACGCTGGCAAAGGAGTTTAATCATGATGATCATGGGCGGCCCTAAGAAGATCGCTTCCATGATTGTTGCGAAGAAAATGAGCGGCGCTGACGTAGATCGCGCTGCTCAACTTCGTGATCAATCTATTGAGGCTCTGTCTGAGATGGAACCTGAAGAAGATATGGGTCAAGTCGCTTTGAAGGAAGCAGCACTGTCACTCATTTCGGCTGCTAAGGGTGAGTCACCAGAGCTCGTAGCAAAAGCTTTCCACAAGATGTTCCGTATTGTGGAGATGATGCCCCATGAGGAGTATCACGAGGAAATGGAAGAGGCTATGGAGGGCTAAGACATGGCTCGCACCTTTACCGTCTCCGAATTGATCACGAGAGTCAGAGAGCG